AGTTGCAATGCGCGTTGGAAGGCTTGGGCCACCATGCCTTGTGGTTTAGGCACATAAGCCTGCAATTCTGCTGCCGTTGGGCCACCTTGACCGCCTCGACCGCTTCCTCCGCTTACAACAGGAGCCGCTGGCGTATCAAGAAAATCAGCCAATGTTCCTGTTTGCGGTGCGACTGGTGCGGCAGACGGAGCCAAATTCATGCGTCCAAGTTCGCGGCTTAGCGAAAGAACGTCAGCCTGTGCCGATGGGTCTGTCGCTGCCCGCGCCTTGGCTTTTGCAAACTCTGCTTGCAATATAGCGGCGCGGTCAACGTCCTTGGCCCGTTGATCGGAAGGATTTACCGCCGTGGGCGTTTCAAGGAAATCGGCAAATGTAGGCATTATCGAATAATCCCAAGTTGTTTAGCCAATGCACGTTTTTGACGCAATGCAGCAAGTTCCGCAGGGCTCATTGCTTGCATCATTTTTTGCGCGTCTGCTTGCGACATTTCTTGGAAGAAACGTGGGTCAGCAGCATTTTGCCATTGTAAGAGTTTGGTTTGATATGCAATAGGGTCGCCAGTAGCCGCTTGCAGGAAGTTGGCTTTGGCAGCGTTATATTGCTCCTGACCAATCAATTGATTAGTAACGCGCAACATACCTTCTTTGGTCATCTTGGTGTTGGGGCTCGCCAATTCAGCCAGGCCACGGGCAGCATCCGTATTTCCACCAGCAAGTTGCAACAGCTTGGTGTTCTTTGCCAATTCGTCCGTGGACGCGCTTTCCAGTTCGCTGTAAGGAATTCCGACCGACTGAGCCAAATTAGCCACAAACTGCTTTTTGTCAGCTAATGCGCCCGTGTACGATTCGGGAATAAGTTTCTTGATGTTTTGATAAAGCGCAATCTTCTGAGGCGCTTCACTTGCTTTTTGCGATGTTGAAGCCCAATCTGCGCCTAAAGTTTGCCCAAGATTTGATTGCAAGTTTGTTGTTGCAGGGCCAACACCGGCTTGGATTGGGCCTGCTGGACGTTGTGATGCTGGGCCAAGATAGGTCGTTGCACCTGTTGGGCCTGCAACAGTTGTAGTTGGCGGCAATTGCGCTTCTGTCATTGGGCCTGCTTGTTGGCCTGGGGTTTGGGCGGCAAGCGCGCTGCCGGTGGTTATAGGCATAGTGCCTGCACCAGTAGACACCATTTGAGTTGCAGGATACAACTTGTCTATATGTGCTGCGGCTTCTAAAGATTGCAGACCATTACGACCAACCCATAATTGCAGTTCGGCAGGCGATCCCGTTTTAGGGATTTGCTCCATTGATTGCTTAATTGCATCATCACCAGCACCGCTATTTTTTAGGGTTTTGGTCATGGATTCTTCAATGTCTTGAGGAGTAAGGTCTGTTTTAGTTGCAAGGCCAAGCAATTGACGCGCAGCAATAGATGTAAATTCTTTTAATTCTTGAATCTTTTTGATTTTTGATTCACTCTCTGCTGCGCTTACGCGAGGCTGTGCAGTACCAGCAGCGACATTTGCTTCTGTCCGTGCGCGTTCAGATTCCGCTTGTGCGCGAGCAATGTCAGGGTTAAACATGGCTTGCGCTTTTTGCAGTTCAAGTTGCCTTGCCTGCAAAGCCAATGGATTCATCTGCTGCGCTTGCTGCAATTCCAATTGTTTAGCTTGCAAAGCCAATGGATTCATTTGCTGTGCTTGTTGATATTGCTGCACACCCGATGCCATGTTCATCATATCCGCAAGGGACGTTTGCGGAGTGGCAAGGTTGGTGTAGCCTGTGAAATAGTCTGCCATGTTTAATCCTTATTTCGGTGGAGCAAGCAAAGACGCAAGGAATGTGGAGTTTGCAAGGCCGCTTGTGCCGCCTGCCAATGCCTGCGCTTTACCAATCGAGGCCGCAGCTTGTGCATTAGCCAATGCGGTATTTAGATCAGTGACACCTTTGCCGTAAGACGTACCAGCCGCTTGTGCGCCTGTGTTTGCCGTTTGACCCATGCCCGCCATTCCAGCAAGATTGCCGTAAATGTTTTGACGTTGCGTTTGGTAGTTGTTGAACGCATTTTGATATGCGTTGCCTGCATAGTTTTGCGTGTAGTTTTGCAAGCCTTGGAGGGTATTTCCTGACAATGCACCACCACCAACGTTTGCTGCGCGTTGGTTTGCCATCTGCCCTTGTTGGAGCATGAAGTCGTAATTAGGCGCCAATCCTTTTGCAAGGTCTGAGGCATCAAACTGATGCTGCAAGTAACCCGAGCCTGTGCCCATTGTTGTGGGCTGACCTGTTACGGGGTCATATTGCTGATATTGACCTGTGCCAAGCGCACCGAGTTGGCTTAACGCATTAGTTCCCGCTGTTTGATAAGGCTTTTGGAAGCCTAATTGCTGACCATAAATGTCTTTTAATACGCCTTGTGAGGCCGCATTTGCTGCGGTTGTAGCGTTTAAGCCTGTGTCAATTGCGCTAGTTAAATTTGCAGCATTGCCTGCGCCTGTAAGTCCTGATAACAATGCGGCAAGTTGTGTACCTGTTAGTCCGGTTGCAGAGGTTAATGCGTCTAAAAGACCTGGGGTGGTGGTTGTTCCAGTTGTTCCGGTTGTTCCGGTTATCCCTGTTGTGCCTGTTACTCCTGTCACCCCTGTTGCTGCATTAAGAGCCGGCCCTGTTAATGTTCCAGTTGCTGCGCCAGTAGCACCAACGGAACCAGGCGCTGTACCTGATGCAACCATTTCATTAAGTGACGTTACAGCAGGAGTTACTGCAGCAGCACCTGTTGTTCCAGCAAGTAAATCAGCAATAGTTCCACCAGCGCCTGCGCCAACAATAGCAGGGTTAATTCCAGCGTTTATTGCTGCGTTTACAGCGGAAGCATTTGTGCCATACCCAGCAGTTCCAGCAAGTGATTCAAGCGCAGCAGGAGTTAATGTTTGCGTTCCAGTTGCCGCAATATTGCTTAATGGAGTAACACCACCTACTCCAGCCCCCACTAATCCTGTGCCGCTAGCAGCAGCAAGTTCCGCAGGAGTTAAAGCGCCAGCAACCGCACCAGTAGCGCCAACCGAGCCAGGAGCAAGTCCCGATGCAATCATTTCATTGATTGATGTTCCTGCGCCGCCGCCGCCAACTAATCCTTCAGCTACACCACCGCCACCACCAATAACTTCTGCGCCAAACAAATCTGCAAGTGCAGGAGCAAGAAAGTTAGCACCGACAGCAGCTAACGCTAATGGCGCAAGCGGCTTAACTGTTTCAAAAAGTTGATTTAAAAGACCATGATATTGGGTGTCTGGCGTATAAGTGTTTGGTTGAGCATTTACACCTAAAACAGTTGTGTCAACTTTAGCGCTACCATTGTTTGCTTTATTCCAAGCGTCAACGCTTTGTTGATACAAATTGTCAATCGCTAATTTAGAACTTTTAGTATCTTGGTCTGTGTTCCATGTGCGATTTATTTCTTTGCCGTAGACAGCTTTGTGCTGAGTATTAAAAGCATCAAAAACATCGTTCCATGTAGGAGGAGTTTTTTTAGCTGCTAATTGCTCAGGCGTAAGACTGCTAAAGGCGGTTAAGTCTTTATTTTTTTGTTCTAATTGTGCCGCCGTTAGTATGGGGTTTAGAACTGAATCTGGACGTCCTGGCATATTTACCTCTATACGTTGTAGTACGGGATTTTATAAGCGTTACCATTTACGGTCACGTTTATAAACCCGACTGGGTTGGCGGGCAAGGTTGCTGAACCTGCGGTTGCCGTGGTTGCGCTTGAAAAATTAAGCAAATTGAGGAAAAACTGTTGCCACGCCCGAGTGGGACGATTGGTGTTTGCATCCAAAAATACCGCTTGCGGATATGGATTAATCTGTTGCGTATTAGAAAGAGCCATTAGTTTTCCCCGACTGACGATTTAAGGTTAGCGGATACGATGACAGCGTTTACAGGGTCTGTTACAGCCACTTCAAACACACGGTCACGGGCCATGCCCAAACGCCGCCAAATGGCACGATTTTTAAAGCGGCCCAATTTTCCAATGCTGACCCAATATTCTTTTGACCAAGTAGAACCGCCGTCATTAGACCAACGCAGCATTGCTTGTGGGTTTGTGGTTATTGTTGGTGTGCTTGCCACAAATGCGCCAACAATGTATTGAGCAATAGCGGGAATTGTTAAAGTTGCACCGCTTGTGATTGTGTAGTTTTCGCCTAAGTAGATGATGTTTTCAGACACTACCGCAGTCGGGGCAACAGACAAACCAGTCGTTCCAACACCTGGCTGAAATTGAATCTGCAATTCATCAAAGTATTCACGTTGGAAATTAGATACCAAGTGAGGCGCACGGCGCACCCTGCGGACGTTTGTTCCGTTGTCGGTGTAGTTCAGTTTGTCCAGCGAATAGATTTTGCCGTTGGTGTAATCGCCGACCAAGACCTTGCCTTGGAACGATGCAGCACAATTGCTCCAATGCCGCATATAAGTGCCATCAGAGGCCATGCCAAGCCATTTATGCCACATTGTTGTCGTGGAGTCATAAGACCATGTCAGATTCAAAGTCGGGAATGTCGTGACGTAAATTTCGTGGCCTTCCAATTGGTAGGTGTACGAAATAGCGTCATCAATGTATTGATTTGTTAAGGTATTCTCGACTGCATGGGTGGATATCCTTTTTGGGATATACCCTTCCATTTGCATGATCTGCGCTTGGCCCCGATTGTTTCGGGAAACGTAGGCAAAGGAATTGCCGAGGCGGGCAACCGAGAATTGGGCAGCAATACCGTGCTGGGTAGATGTTCCAGGGATACGCTGGAATGGGAAAGGAACCGCGCCAACGTCCGTCCATACTTCGGACGATGCCTCACCCATCAAATAGACTTCTCGGTGGTCAACGATAAGGGCGACTAGCTTGTCAGGCGCACCATCTTTAAGCGCGTAGGAAGTAGAGGACGAAATCGGGCTTAACAGGTCAGACGATCCCCATTGCTGAGTGCCTGGGTTGTTGTAGACAAAGTAATTGTCCACAATGTCCACCGATGTGCCGCCACTAAACGCGCCATCAGAACTTGGCAATACGCTGAAATTTAACGCATACATTGTGATGCCGGTCACAATTGTGTGGGATGTGCTGATTGTGTAAGTGCCCGTAGCGCCAGTTCCTGTGCCCAACGCCTTAATGATTGTGCCAGGGGTAATGCCAGCACCTTGTAAGGTTTGACCAAGGTAAATTGTCCCGCTTGCGACTGCGGACACAGTAAGAATTGTTCCAGCAATTGTCGCAGTAAACCGAGCGCCCACCGCCGTAGAAGTCATTGTTTCTGCGGACACGGTTTGGGAAAGGTTGACCGTATAAGTGCCTGTGCCGCCCGAACCCGAGCCCAAGGCGGTAATCACCGTTTCTGCGGTAATACCAATGCCTGTCAGGGATTGATGGGCTGTAATTGTGCCGCTGCTGACTGCGGTAACCGTTAGGGTTGTCCCGCTGATAGAGCCTGTAAAAACAGCGTTTGCGGGGCTGGAAATACGCCATGTGTAGCGATAGGCTCCGTCAACAATGTAGGCGTTAATGCCGTTGTCAGAAATGCCAACACGACCTGAGGACGAATTGAGGATACCTACCACGGTAGCTGACAAGTTTGACGTAAAGACATAAACGTAAGAACCGCAGACCGCAATCATTTGACTGCCGCCCGACAAAGTACGCAAGCCGCGCACTTCAGCGTTGTTTAGTACCGCCTCAAGGGTTAGACCAGGCGTTGGATAAAGCGCTACAACACCACGAACACCAGGCTCTTTGAGTGGGTCAATTTCGGGAAAGAAATTAATACACTCTTGGGCATCCTGATAAATCGAGGGCGCTTCGTAGCTTGGGCCAACAAATCCAAAGTCGGGCATGGCAGTCCTTTAACGCAAAAAGCCGCCGGTCAAAATCCAGCCTGCATCTTTAGAACGTCCAGTCAATAGGGCATCTGCATAGCGCGAAACCATCTGCGGGCGCATATTGGTGCGCTTAATAGTCGCCTTGGCTTCGCCTGCAAACTTCTGAATCATGCCAATTTGCGTGGGGCTGACCTTGCCGTACATGGGCATAAGGCGCTCAGCAAGACACCAGCGCAGCGCATTAACGTAACCCTGTGGGATTCGCATGATGTCGTACATCGTGGTGAATCGAGCAAAGATGGTGTCCGTGAAAATATGCATTTCGCCTTGGGATGGATTGGGCCAAACGCTCAGATTTCCCAATGTATCGCCAGGGTTGTAATACAACGCCTTGGGCCACGGGCCATTAAGTGTTTTTAGGCCGATCAATGAGTAATCGTCAAGGGTTAGAACTGCCACAGGGTAATCAAGGCCACCGCCAAGGATAGGCTGACCGTTGGAAGTTGTGTTAATCCGCACAAATGCAGAATTGACCCGCAAAGGCTTTTGGTAGTAACCCGAGATTGTTGTGCTGGCTACTGTTTGCGAGATGTTGACTTGATATGTACCGACTTCCAATGTATTGCCGCCCGCACCGCTGATAAAAGAAACAATGCTTGTGCCTGGAGTAATCCCTGTGCCTGACAAAGTTTGGTTAAGCGTAATTGCGCCCGAGGCAATAGCCGTGACGGTCAGAATGTTGCCGATGATTGAACCGGTAAAACTTGCGCCAACCGAACCGCCTGGGCCAATCGTGTATTGGGTCTGTCCACCAACCACGGGAAATATAATTTCCGTGAAGTTGTAGACCATCATATCTTCGTTAGACCATTGATCTAACATATCGTTGAGCATTTCGAACGCATCTTGCGCCGCATCAGGCGTAGGCGTTTCACCGGCTTCTAATGCGCCGATGTCTTTTAATGCTCTTGATACTATTTCAATTGGCTGTGCCATTGCTACTCCAGGTAAACACGGGCGGTTTCCACGGAGGCACAACAGATTTCGTCTTACTGAGAAGCGCCAATTGTTCCTCTAGTCGTGATTCTATTACATTTTGCCCGTATTGCGTTGCTCCGTCTTTAATCCATTGAATCACTTGTTTTTCCGTAACTTCGGAATACGGAGTTTTTACATTAAATTTGTCAAACTCCCAATTCCCTTCAGTTTCCACCACATTTGTCTCATCAGTCGCCCAAATATGGTATTTTGCGTGGGTTATTACATCGCCTTCCACAGAAATATCAAGGATTTTCCATTTTGATATCATTTTAGAGTGCTTGGATTTGTGCCGCAATAGCATTAAGTTGCGCCAGCAATTCTTCTTTTGTTGGGGCAGGAGGCGTTATTACTTCGGGCGCAGGGCGGTTATCAACAAACTGCCCATTAACGTAATCCCAATCTATACCAACGCCATCAGGCAAATCAATCCAGCCTTGGTCTGCTGCATAGTCTGCCTCGGCAACGGCGACATTCACAACTTTACCGTTTTCAATAATTGCAAAATTTGGCATAAGATTTCCTTAATATTCAATGACCACAATGCCTTGCTTACCAGCAGCATTAGTAGTATCGTTATAACCGCCGCCACAGCCTCCCGAGCCGTATGCTTGGCCTGCAATGCCGGCGCCTTGTGATAGTTGATTGCTGCCGCCGCCGCCCCAATAAGAAGCACCGCCAATACCGCCAGCATAATTAGATGGCGCCGTTGTATTTGAACCCAAACCGCCAGGAATATTTATATCCCCATTGGTAGCAGTTGAAGGTGAATTTGGGCCGTTAAAACCTTTACCGCCTGTGATGGTTGTTGCCCCATAAACAAAAGTGGAATTGCCGCCATCATTTCCAACCGCGCCGCCTGCACCTACAGTAATGGTTGCAGAACTTCCTGACAATGTAAGGATTTTTATTGCAGTAGCGCCTGCGTTACCACCAAATCCAGTACTTCCCGCGCCACCGCCTGTAACGGTAACTTTGCATTTGGTCACGCCGGCTGGGACAGACCAAGTGCCTGACGATGTAAACACGGCAATATTGCTAAAGCCGCCTGGCGGCACTACCCAACTTGGGGCAGATGATCCATTGCTTTGCAGCA